ATGTTTTATTTTATGCAGATGCTGCCGAACCTAAATCTATTGAACAAATAAAAAGAGATGGATTATTAATTAAACCAGCAATTAAAGGACAGGGTTCAATAAATGCAGGAATTAGCTTACTAAAAGAATTTGATATTTATGTAAGCAAAGAATCAAAAAACATAATAAAAGAATATAATAATTATTACTGGGAAGAACTTAAAGATGGGACAATTGTAAACAAGCCAAAAGACAAGTTTAACCACGCTATGGATAGCATTCGTTACGGCGTTTATTCTCAATATGGAAAGAAGCAAAACTTCTTTGTAATTTAATTATTATTTTTGTAAAATAAAATAAATGTATAGATGGCATCAATACTAGATAGATTTAGAAATTTTGTTTCTAAAAACGCGCAACAAACTAATGTAAACTTTAATAAAGCGATATATAATTTCCTTGGGGACTCTATTGTTTGGAACCCAGAGAATGACGATACTTATATAAATAAGGGGTATCGTTTTAATTCAACAATATATTCGATTGTTAACTTAATTACAAAAACAGCTTCAACGATTCCATTTATGGTTTATGAGGTAAAAAATGAAAATGAGTTAAAGAGATACAAGTCAATGACAAGTGGAAACTTTAATTCAAATGCAATGCTGCAATCAAAGATATTACAAAAGAAAGCGCTTGTTGAAATTGAAGATACAGAATTACACGAGCTATTAAACAGACCTAATCCTGCGCAATCTTATAATGCTTGGCTTCAAGAAGTTGTTGCCTTTGGAAAGTTAACTGGTAACAGATACATCTATGGTATTTCTCCTGAATCAGGACCAAATCAAAACAAATACTCTGAACTTTATGTATTGCCATCTCAAAGCGTAGAGATAAACAGTGGTGGTATATTTGACCCAATTAAATACTATACTCTTGATTATAATGGCGAATATAAAATTGAAGCAGAAGATGTTTGTCACATAAAAGATTTTAACCCATATTACGATGGTACAGGTTCACACCTTTATGGTATGTCGCCACTTAAAGCAGGGTTAAGAAGTTTAGATGCTAACAATGAAGCATTAACTACGGGAGTAAGATATTTACAAAACCAAACAGCTAGAGGTGTTTTAATGAGTGATGAGGGTGATTTAAATGAAGTACAAGCAAGACAACTAAAAGACAAGTTTAGACAACAATATCAAGGGGCTAATAATGCTGGTGATGTAATTATTACACCAAAAAAATTATCTTGGGTAAACTTTGGATTAAATGCTTCCGATTTATCTCTTATTGAGCAATACAATGCAAGTATTAAAGATTTATGTAATATTTATAACGTGCCTGTTCAATTACTTAACAATACGGATTCATCTACATACAACAATATGAATGAGGCGAAAAAATCTCTTTATGTTAACTCTGTAATTCCAGAGCTTAATAAAATTAAAGATGAGCTAAACAGATGGTTAGTCCCTCAATACGGAGATAAACTTTATATTGATTTTGACTATACAAACATTCCAGAGCTTCAAGAGGAAATGGATAAAGTGGTAAATCAAATGACTCAAGCCTGGTGGTTAACTCCAAATGAGAAAAGAGCAGCAATGAGTTATGGTGCTGATGAAGATACTCAAGAAATGAATGATTATTATATCCCTTCTACTTTTTTACCTCTTGACAATCAAGATTTAGTTATTCCAGAAGAACCTAAAAGTGTTGACATTGATTTTAGTTCTTTGTTTAAAGAAGAAAAAAAAGAAGTTGTAAAAACAGAGACAAAACAAAAAACTTATAATGATTATCCACAAGGTGCTACTAACAATGCAAGAAGAATGTTAGAATGGAGAGAGAAATACGGCAGAGATGTTGTTAAAGGAGGAACTAGAGTTGGATGGGAAAGAGCTAATCAATTAGCAAGTCGTGAATCATTGTCTTTAGATACTGTAAAAAGAATTAATAGTTTTTTAGCAAGACACGAGGAAAATGCAAAAATATCTGAAGAATACAAAAACGAGCCTTGGAAAGATAATGGTTATGTAGCTTATAACCTATGGGGTGGTAAATCAATGATTTCTTGGGCTAGACGAATTTCTGACAATGAGGAATCAAATAATTAAACAAGTCAAAAAAGATTGGCAAAAAAACTTTGAGAATCAACTTGATATTGCTGAAAGAAAAGAAATATCAAAAGTTGCTAGATATTTTCGTAGTGAATATTATAAAGGGATAGACGATTACTTATCTACAAAAAAAATTACTAATTACCAGGGTTTATTTAAAGAATTAGATGTTACAAATATTTACAATGACATTTATGTAAACATTGGACTTCGATTTACAAAATGGTATCAAAGAAACTTTGAAAAGTTAATTGACAAGCAAACTACTGATGAAACAATATGGGCGCAAAAATATTCTTACATAGCTGGTAAAATTGCAGCTGAAAGAGTAGTTAGTGTTTCTGGAAATAGAAGAAAAGAATTAAAGAATGTTTTACAGAGACTTGTAAAGAATCCTGAATTTAATGCTCTTAATGAAAGACAAGCACAAAGAATATTAAGACAAAAATTTAATAACCTTTCAAAAACAAACGCTCAACGTATAATTAGAACTGAATCAACACTGGCTGCTAATTATGCAACACAACAAACAGCAATTGATACTTTTGGACTTAACAATCTTCAAAAAGAATGGTTTGCTGCTTTAGATTCAAGAACAAGACCTGACCACGCTGCTGCCAATGGACAAATCGTGGACCAAAAAGATTACTTTAGAGTTGGAGGAGAAGAACTAATGATGCCTGGTGATTCAAACGCTTCAGCTGCTAATGTAATAAACTGCAGATGTTCAAGTGCTTCCTTTCCAAAAGAAGAACCTGAAACTGTTCAAAGCAACCTACTAGAGGGATTAGCCTATACATATATAGCCGGAGAAGTTGCTCAAGAAGTGTTAGAATAATATTTTATAAATTTGTACTATGGAAAAAATGATATTTAAACAAACTCAACTCGGTGACTTAATTGATGCCGATGAAAAAGCTGGAATCGTAAAAGGATATGGTTCAGTATTTGGCAACGTAGATAGTGATGGTGACATCATAAATCGTGGCGCTTATAAAAAAACCATTGAAGAAAACGGAAGTAGAGTTAAATATCTCTATCAGCACGATATGGATAAACCTCTAGGTAAAATCGTAAATCTAGGCGAGGATGACAAAGGTTTATATTTTGAAGCTGAAATACCTAAAACAACTCTTGGAAAAGATGTAATTGAACTTATGAAAGCAGGAGTTATTACAGAAAATAGTGTTGGTATTCTGCCAATACAAAAAGACAACAGTGGTGAATACAGACAAATCAATGAAGTTAAACTTTATGAGATTAGTGCTGTGACACTTGCTGCAAATGACCAAGCAATACTTTTAGATGTCAAAGGAAACTATGACAGTGAGAAAGTATTAAAGAGATATGACAATCTTGTTAAGGTTATTAGAAAAGGACAAATTTCAGATGATTTGGGTTATGCCATTGAATCGGAGCTTGTAAAACTAAAATCAATTTTTGCATCATTACTCACTTTGCCGACAGAATTAGAAGTCACAGAGCCGAGAGAAGTTAAAAGAGATAATAGTGAAATCTATAATTATTTAATCAATAAATTAAAATAAAATGAACGAAGAAATCAAAAATGAATTAGACCAGATTGGAAATTTGGTTGATTCTAAAATTGAAAAAGCATTCGGTCAAGCTAAAGATAACGCTAAAGGAGAAATCGAAACTTCATTAAAAAGTGAGATTGATAACTTAAGCAAAGAGTTTTTAGCGAAACACGATGATGCTACAAAAAGGATGGATAATTTTGAAGTTGCTCAAAAGAAAGCAGTTTCTTCAAACCAACCTACTAACTTTAAAAGTTCTTTAATCAAAAGCATCAACGATGGTGCAATTGAAGGATTATTAAAAGGTAACTCAAACGCTGCAAAGTTTGAGATGAAAGCAGGGGATATGACTATGGCTAATGCCTATACTGGCGTTGTTGCTGGAGAAACAGTAATCCCAGATTTTAAATTCGACCCATCAAGAAGTGTACACATTAGAAATTTAATTCCTAATGGAAGC